CAAATACCGCACCAGACCAAACAGTATCTTTAGCAGATGGCGGAGATATTGCAGTTAGTGGAACATATCCAAGTTTCACATTAACTAACTCTGCACCTAATGCAACCCATACAGGGGATGTAACAGGGTCTGGAGCATTGACTATTGCAAATGACACTATTGATTCTGACAGAATAGGAGTACAGTACAAGACAAATGTTGTATTAGGTAGTGGAGAAAACAATTTAGATTTTTCTGCTGGTCAAATATTTACTAAAACAATATCAGGTGCTACTACACTTACCTTTTCTAATGCAGTAACAGGAGATTGTAAATTATGTTATATGGCAGGTGATGCACCTACATTACCTACAGGAAACACTATTAGTGGTTCTTGGGTTGCAGGTACTACAAATGTAATTCAAATATTATATACAGGCAATGTGTATTTATATTCAATTAGTCAATTCGTGTAAATAAAGAAATATGAAAGCAATAGAAATAAACGGTAAAATAAAAACATTTAACAGACTTCCTAAAACTTGGGATGACGGTGTAAATTTGCATTTGGATTTTACAAAAGTAGAAAACCCACAAGACTTTGGTTTCTTTGATGTAGTTATGCCTTCTTACGATAGTGTAACACAACAAATATCTAACCTACACTTTGACAAAAAGAAAAAAGCATTTGTTTACGATGTAACAGACAAAGAATTTGGTCAAGACTTAGATACTTACAAAGCCAACAAAATACAAGAGGTTAAAAAGAAAGCAGGAGACTTATTAAAAGCTACTGATTGGACAGTTGTAAGACTTGCTGAAAGAGCCATTGATATACCACAAGACATTAAAGACGAAAGACAAGATATTTTAGATAAAGCAGATGCTGCTGAATTAGAAATAGCAGCCTTAGAAACAATCGGAGAAGTATTAAAATACAATATTGTTTTAGTAGAGCCTATTGACCCTTTAGTATAACCAATAAAATATAATTATGTTTGGTAGAGAAACAATATTAAATAAAATACCCGCAGGTGGTGGCGGTTGTACTGATATAGTAGATAATTACGACCCATTTGGTGGTAATGGTGTTGCTTTGTATCAATTAAATGGTAATGCTTTAGATTCAAGTCCTAATGCTTATAATGGCACTTGGGGTGGAACAGAGGCTTATGGTACAGGTGTATTTGGACAAGCTGGTGTTTTTAATGGGAGTAATAGTTATATGACATCTCCATATACTTCTTCTAATACTGCTACTTCAATTTCATTATGGGTTAATCCTACATCTGTAGGTGCAAGTAGAAAATACATTACAGATTCTTCTAATAGATGGATTATTACAAATGGATATGAAGGTTCAAGCAATTTAAGTGTATTTGACGGTGCTTCATTTATACCAACAGGAACTAATTTAACCGCTAATGTTTGGCAGCACGTTTGCGTTGTTAGAAATGGAACAATTCTTACTGTGTATTTAGATGGTAATAGTATATATCATACAACATCAGCAAATTCATCTTCAATAGGTAGTTCTTTTATTTTTTGTAGAGATGTTTCTACAAGTACATTTTTCTTTAGTGGCTCAATAGACCAAGTAAGAATATTCAACACCGCATTAGACCCTTTAGAAGTAGAGGCTTTATATACAGAAGAACTATGTATTTGTGATGGAACAGTAGATACCTTACAAGTCTTAGGAGATACTTCTTGTATTGCTACATACCAATTAGATGGTAATGCTAATGATTTAAGCGGTAATTATTCAGGACAGGCTACTAATGTATCTTATGGAGTAGGCGAGTTTGATTTAGCAGGGGTGTTTAATGGGAGTAGTAGTTTTATAAATACTAATTACACTTGGGCGTTTACTTCTATTTATTCTATTAGTTTTTGGGCTAAAACTTCAACAATTAATACAAGGCAAATGATGACAGCTGTGTTAGCGTTTAATGGGGCAGATACCAGCGGTAGGTTTGGTTTTGGATTTTCATCTTCTAATACTTTTGAATTTTATATATCAAATGGTTCAAGTCTTTATCAAAACACCTCTGTAAGCTCAATTAGTTATCAAGATAACGTCTGGCATAACTTTATTGTTGTTGTAAATGGCACGTCTATAAAATTATATGTAGATGGGAACACAACGCCTATTGCTAATTTAACAAGCACAGTACTCGGCACAACATCTTCTGATAGTTTATTTATTGGAAAATTTGGTGCTTATCCTGGAGTTTACTTTAACGGCTCAATAGACCAAGTTCGTATATTCAACAAAGCCTTAAATTCAACAGAGGTAGAAACTTTATGGCTTGAATCTGCTTGTGCTAAAGGTGCTTGTACAGGAACTACTCATACGTTAAACATATTAGGAGGTGGAGATACAAGTTGTATAGCTGCTTATCCTTTAGATGGTTCGCCTGCTGATTTAAGTGGTAACTATAACGGAGTACAAACAGATGTTACATATCCTGTTGGGGAATTTGATTTAGCTGCTGCTTTTAATGGAAGTAGTACTAAGATTCAAACAACCTACACAACAAATATGCCTACATTTACTTGGTCTGCTTGGATTAATCCTAATGTATGGACAGTAGATAATTGTATTATAGCAAAAGGTTCTTTTAACTCATCGCCTGATAATTTTGCATACTTTGGATATACAGGAGGAACATTGCAGTTATTAGTTAGAATCTTTGGCGGTAGTTTAACTAAATTGGATTCTTCTGTTTTACCTACTGTTGGAGTTTGGTCTCACGTTGTGGCTACGCTTACGGGTTCAACTGCAAACATTTATGTAAATGGAGTAAATACAGGAACAACAACTTCTATAAATAATGTAATAAATAATACTCTACCATTAAAAATTGGTAATAATGATTTAGGAGCTATTTTTAACGGAAGCATAGACCAAGTACGAGTATTTAACAAAGCATTAAATTCAACAGAGGTAGGTATATTGTATAACAACGAAACACCTTGTAACTAAACAAAAGGGGGTGTAAAAACCCCCATTTAAACTATGGACAATAAAATATCTTTTATAAGTGGGTTTATGTTTACAACCCTATCAACAATAACTATTATGGGTGTAGCACAAGCCGCAATGATTGGTCTTGTCGGTGGTTTCTTTGGTCTATTAGGAAAAGAATTATTCTATTACTTGAAGCGAAAGATTAATGGGAGAAAATCTGCCTAAATTAAATGATGATGCAGGAATATCTATAAACATAAAATGGCTTATACAGATAGTCATACTTGTTGGTAGTGCAGTATTACTGTACACACATTTAGAGGGCAGAATAACAGACACAGAAAACGAGATACAAGGATTAAGATACAATCAAAACAATTACGTATTCCCTGACATTAGAGTACTTGAAAACGAGATATTAGAGGTCAAGTTAGAAAGGGAAAGAGTAAGAAAAGATTTAAAGAGGATTAACGAAATCATAAAAAAATGAGAAAGTATATAGACTTAGTAGTATTCAAATACATAGAATTAAAACTATGGTTGCATAAAAAGAAAAACGGTTCTACTTGGAACAAGTTTCAGTTTGGTTTGTTTTGGATGCTTATAATGATTCTAACAAGTATGTTAATTGGTAAGATTCTATGAAGTATTTTAAACTTTCTGAGTTTGATAGTCCTGATATGGTGGGAAGTGGCGAAGCTATGGATAAGGAGTTTTTAAGTAAACTTGACCAAGCGCGCTCCTTATGTGATATACCATTCAGAATAACAAGTGGCTACAGGTCTGAAGCCCACAACCGTAAGGTTGGTGGGGTTTCTGACTCAAGTCATACAAAAGGTTTAGCGGCAGATATAGCTTGCACTAATAGTGCTGCAAGACACATTATAGTAACAGCATTATTAAAAGTAGGTTTAAACAGAATAGGTATTGCAGATACGTTTATTCACGTTGACAGAGATCCAAGCAAGGTTGCTAATGTAATCTGGACTTACTAACTCTTAAACATAGTAGCCTCTTAAACATAGTACCCTAAATGAAAGATAAAAAACCATTCAGAGACACTAAGCTTGGAAAGTTCCTCTTGGGAACTGCACCAAGCATTGTTGAGACTATAGGTGATGTATTACCAGACAAAGGCATATTAGGCATTATAAAGAACCTAATAGACAAAGATGGTAATATGTCTGCTGATGATAAGATGGAGGCTCATAGACAGCTTGTAGAGCTGTATGAGCTTGAAGTGATGGATAGGGATTCTGCAAGAGAGAGAGAAGTAAACTTAAGAAAGTATGGTACTGATTGGATGTTTAACGCTACAGGTATTGTAGGTTTACTTGCGTTTGCTTTCTTAGTTTATACTGTGGTTACTACTGAAGTACCAGAGTCTAATAAAGAAATATTTATACATTTATTAGGAATTGTAGAAGGTGTTGCACTCAGCATCTTTGGTTACTACTTTGGCTCTGCTGTAAAGCAGAACAAACAATAACATAGTTATCCCCTATACAGTTGGTTCTTTATACTGGGCTGCCTCGCTTTAGGCTCGTCAGCTGCTTTGCTGAATTCTATTATTATATAGGCGAAGTTACAGGTTTTATTTTTAATAATCAAGTCTTTCACTCATTTATTTATTAACAACTGTTGAAAACTATATTATGTATATATAAGGTATATGTGTATATTTGATATATGATTAATAAGGAGGAAATATTAAGAATAGCGGCAGACTATCAAAAGACAGTTCTTGAAAGAATTGACCAACTGTTATTTGAAGATGCTAATATGTACACCAACTTAGGAAGCGATAGTACTAAGTCGGAGAAAGAAGAAGTAAAAAAAAACAGTAGAGCAATTTACAGAGCGATTAAGGATTTAGATGAAGCCACAGGTAAGTTGCTATTGCAACACCAAGATGGATACTAAAGAATTAACACCAGAGGAAAGAAAGAACAGAGAAGGTCTTAATTACCTTACTTGGGATATGTTTGATAGTCCTGGAGAACCAGGAAGCGGATATAACTTTATGGAAAGGGAGCCAGTTCTGATATTAGATCAGATAGTGCATAAGACAAGAAGGTTCTTAAATGTAGAGCTTGGGTACGTTTCCAAGACATATGCAGATAAGAATAGTTTTCCAACTAAAGACAGCCATAGAGTTGGAAAGGCAATAAGACTAAGAATAGTTGGGCCACGCAAAAGAATGGCTATTATAAAAGAATTAATACTCTTCGGAGTTGAACGTATAGCAGTAGACAGAGAAACAGTCTACTTTGATACAGATGATCTCAAACCCCC